ATTGGTGTATCCCGCTACTGCTACTAAATTACCATCCTTCATCTGCCCGATACATTGGGTGGTTTCAGGTAAGGGAAAGTTAAGGATTCTGACTAACCATTCGCCTAAATAGCGTTGATTATCAGTTGTAACTGTCCTCAAATAACTCCACCTCGTTCCATTACAAAATCGGTACTTGCCCAATGAAAATCGATACCTTGTGATGCAACATTCATACTAATTGATCCTGCATAACCTAAACCTGTTACGCCTTGCCAAAACTTACTAACGACTAAGTTACCACCCCAATTTTGGTTATCCCATGTCGATGTATCCCAAACCCCAATAACAAGGGTGTTTGGGTTAAACGATATTTGACTGGTTAATGGTACGGTATCAAAATCGGTGCTAATACCGCATAGAACGGTCGGTAAGCCGTTATCTGTCTGTAGGATAGGGCGTACCATCGTAAAGCGTTTTTGTTGCCCCCTAGTTTCAAAATACGAGTAGGCTTGTTGGACAAAACCACTGATATTGTTGGTATCGTCAGAAAAAGAGTCATAAAAACGAGCTACAAAGCCGTTGCCACCAAAATACATATCGTCACCACTAAGTTCCCAACAATTTGCTGAAATATTGGTAAACCTAGCCCATGACTTTGTGATGTTGTGCATGACATATTGTTCTGACCCGCCAGTTACGGGGATATTAACAAGCAACATATTGTATTTGGCGAGGTAGTTAATTTGCCAGCCAAAATTAGCAGAATATAGGTCTGCCGCTTGGCTAATAGCAAAGAAAATCTTGTCTGTAATGTTAACTCTTGGGTCTAAGCGGGTGGACTGAAGTCCTGCGGATAGGGGAACTAAGCCTTGTTGGGTCAATAACAAGATGTCACCACCGTACTTAAACACGCACTTTCGGGCAAAAGTCTGTCCAATGTTCCAAATGCCGACCAAAGCCCAATCATTCGGGTCAGATGGGTCAGAACCTTTATAAACGGCTACTTCCCCGTTACTTGTGACAAATACCGCTAAATCATCCACCCCGTATCCAGCGTCAATAGTCCAAGTCCCCATTGCTTGTAAGTAGCCACCGTTCTTGAAGATGCCACCAAGGGGGAATTTGGTAACCGCCCCATTAATTGAATCTACGGGTAAATACCAAAAATTTAGGGAGTTTTCTTCTACAAAATAAAGACGCTCTTTAAACAGGTTTACATAGGCAAATGTGTTGGAATTTAGACCTGTAATAAAGTAATTAATCGTGTAAGTGCCTACAACAGTTGCATCACCGCTTGGGGCAGTAGCCATCGTATAAGTGAGGGTTGATCCACCCGTTACAGTAATGCGGTAAGTTCCATTAAATTCTGCGGGTGTTGCACCTGCTACTGTTATGGTGTTACCTGTAACAAGATTATGAGCACTTGCAGTCGTTAAAGTAGCTGTTAGGTTACCCGTTCCACCCCTAGTAATGGTCGAAATAGTCTGTGCGGTGTTTGTTGTAGCACTTCTAGACCATCTTGTACCGTCATAAACCACCATCGGATCAGCCCCGTTGACGGCTGGCATAAACGAGCCACCCGCAGTAGTAATCATGGAATGAATCCACTTACCATCGGTGTTACCTGTAAGACTAGAGGTAGCCGTAGAGGTACTAGCATCGTAAATAATCGTAGAGGTCGCAGCAAACAACTTGGTAGTCGTAGGGCTAGAGTAACTCATCAGGGATAAAACCGCCCCAGTGATGCCTGTCGATACTTTGGTAAACCCTTTTCTAAGGGTTACATCCGTAGGCGTAGGAAAGAAGTTAACCATCTGAACCGCATCTAAGGGGTTCATTTCAGCAAGCGAATCCCTAGCGTTCCAACCCCCAATAGGGGATGGTAGAGAAGCGGTAACTGCCCTTCTTTGTTGAGCGACCGCCATTATGACCCGTAGCCAGTATCAGGAATGTTAGCGTAACCAATTAAGACTTTGCTTGGGTATGGTGCAAACGATAGGGTAGCAGAGCCTTTGTCGTTGGCTTTAGCAACATTCAAATAGCGGTAATAATCAGCTTGTAGGGCAGTAGTATCAAACCCCTTGATTTGGAAATACTTAAGTTTTGTACCTAAAACTAAGACCGTATCATCAAGCACCGTGGTATCGGTGTCTACAGTAAAGCTGTTTTTTACTTGATCGGTGACACTTCTAGCCCATCCTTTAGAACGGTACTCAAAGCCTAGATACTCTTGTGTGTTGTAGGGTGGCCAAATTTGAAATTGGTTACCCAAAATACGCCAACGAATCCGTGGGCCTGTTGAGATATATCCTGACTTTAGCCATTGCCATTGTTGGGCATCTTCAGGCCCAAGCATCTGCCAATGTTTTGTTTTGTCCCAATGGGTGTTATCCGTAATGGTTTCAAAGTCAGGCGGTAATGGATACTTGGTTTGTGAGAAGGTAACAGTTCCACCTACGCTGGTAGCCGATGCAAGCTGGCTAACAGTTACGGTAGACCCTGCCACGCTTTCTACATAGGTATCTTGTGGAACATTAGTACCGACTACAGAGTAATTGCTGTTTAGACCCGTGACATTACCAACATTCAATAAATTATAGGTATTGTTGATTGTGTCGCAGGTCGTAGTAATTGCTGTGGTGTAGAAACGATACTCCAGTTCCAAAGCTTGCCAATCATACTCCTTAACCAAGTCATAGCCAACACGATTCATTAAGGCTAGAACCTGTTGAACATCTTGATTTGTATTACCCGCCACATAAGTGGGGATAGCAAGGTTTAGTTCGCTAGTGGTCTGCTGAACTAGTTGGAGCATCGTTGATGACATATTAAACTTCCTCTGTGGCTACCGCTTTTTTACGGGTTTTCTTTTCACCAACAGCGGCAAGTATAGCGGCCATTTGATCCTGCATTTGAGCCAGCTTCGCATCTGTTTCTGCTTTTATTTTAGCAGTTTCTAAGTCCTTTTTGGCAAGTTCTTCTTTCAAAGAATTGATTTCGCTTTCCCGCTTATCGGTTTCTGCTGCATTGGTAGCTAGATTTAAAAATGCCTTTGCCTTGTCACGGAACGCATAAGGTGACATTCCTGCCGCCATACCCATGCGCTGTAACTGTAAGTCAGATGCGTGTGCAATCGCTTCAACGGTATGAAACTTCAAAGCCCTTAACTCCTCGGCTTGGCTTTTCGATACGATTGGCCATTCTGATACGGGAGTGCCGACAATATCAGGTTCGTTTGCCCCTACACGGTTCATGTAATTAGCCCATTGGATCGGAAAACGGGTCTTATGGCTAGGTAGCGCATAAGTATCGATCTCGGTCAGAGTATCGCCAGCTACACAGATGTGTACAAAGTCAAACTCTTTAAATATTGGTCTGCCAGCTTCTATGGATTCATGCTCTTGTTGTACGGGTCGTTTGTAAAAACGCACCTGTAAACGGCTGTCTGCGTGGTTCTCATCTGAAGGTAAAGCCATTTTTAATTCTCCTAAGTAGTTAGGTTGTTAAAAGGAAAAAGGGGCTACCCGTTAAGGTAACCCCTCGTTTTTACTACAAAAAGCTATTAAACACTAGCCTTACTGAACCAACCATAATCACCGCTTGCCATTGAAGCACCTGACAGGTATGTGCCACCTGAAGCAGTTGCTACAAAGGTTGAAGCGTTAATTGAGCAAGTTGCGGTAGATGCACCGATTGCTGCACCAGCTTGTGCGAACACATAGCGTAAGCCATTATTTGCAAAAGTCTGTAGACCGAGTGGCCCAATGGTCGGGATTTCTGTGCCAGCGGAGTTTGGGTTGGTGTAAGCAACACCATCCAAATCTACACCAGCGATGGGGAGAGTTGTATATGCCATGATATTTTCCTTTTATAATCAGTAGATTAAGTGCCTGACAAGATGCCTTGCAATGAAGCATTAGAGCAGGTAAGGTTACCAGCCCAGCCATACAGCTTCACGATTGCATCTTGGTTAATCGATTGACGCTCGCCACCGATAGGAACGAAATTACGCTCTTTGTGTGGTCGGAAGAAAATGTAGTTGGTGTTCAAGAGATACATATAAAGCGGATTCTCTTGTGCGCCAATACCACCACCGAGTACAACATCGGCAGACATACCACCACCGTAGAACTTCAAGGAAGCAAAGCCAGCAGCACCTTCGTCTACACCAGCAATACGCTGAATAGCTTGTAAGGATGCAACATAGCGTTGATACAAGGTGTTACCAGCAATAATGAGGTCTACCTTATCAGTTCCACGAACGGACTTGATTGCGGCAGAAGTCATAGCGGCTTGGATTAGGGTAGAAGAATCTGCACCTGTAGAGCTTTGGTTTTGCCAAAATGTCCAGTTTGCACGATTAATACCACCGTATGTACCAGTTGTATTAGCAACAGCAACGGCAGCCGCTAAACCAGTAATGTTCTTACCACCGTTACCTGTACCGTCACCATAGATGTCACTTGAAATGCGGTTCAAAAGACGGGCTTCAGAAACTTGCATACGACCATCCAACAGGTCGATGATTGCTTCTTTAGACGAGTTTTGGAGCATTTCTAGACCACTCATGGTTACAGAGTCAGCGTACTGAGTAATGCTGAACTGTGCCGCAGAGATTGGGCTATCAGGGGTGATGTTCAATACTTCGTAGCCACTATATGAATTAACATTATTAGTCGCTGGGTCGTTGTACATGATTTCCTCAAGGATTACATTACCGCCTGAGAAGGGTCGTACATTGCCCTTTGAGTTTAAACGCTGTAGAACAGCATTGTTCTGCGTCAAGTTATCTGCCAATACTCCACTACGACTTTGAATGGTGGTAGCGATAATATCGGTGATTGCGCTATTTGCGAATGCCATGATATTTCCTTTATTAAGTTAAGTTAAACCCTACCGCTTTCTGCTTCGGCTATTTGAGCCATGAGCATCGAGCGTCTGTCCTTTGCATCTGTCTTAGACACCTGACCGCTAGGAGTAACGGACTTCGGACTAACAGCAGTTGCTTTAGCTTTTGCTACTTGCTGTGCCTTAGATGCTTGGGTACTTGCTGACTTCAGGAGTCTATCCTGATCCAGTTTGTACGCTTCATCGTTGATACGCACCGCTTTGGCGTAAGCCGTTTCAAGGTCTTGGGCTATACCTCTCTCAAGTAATTGAGCCATATCTTCCCGAACCATGTCAAAGTGAGGAAACCTCTCTTTGTTACTGCTTACCCGTTCAATTTCTGACATCAAACGAGCATTTTCTTCTTGCTCCCGAATCGCTGACAGTTGTTGCACCTGCTGTTGTGTTGCCTGTAGCTGTTGCATTAACTGCTGTTGATACGGGTCTACATACGCCTGTTCAGGCATTTGTAAGCTATCTGAATTTAATTGTATTCCATAATCTTGTGCAAGTCTATGGAACATCTGCACCTTTTCTTGGTAAGGTGCTTTTGACAATATCATGTGCGCCCGACCAAGGTTATTAATCCATGCCGCAGGGTGTATTCCTTGCGCTTGCAGTTCAGGTACGAATGGGCCAATCGCCTCGGATAAAGTTCTAGCGTTATCGGCTTCGGCTTTGTAGGCAGACACGCCTTTCTTATATTCGGCTTCACGCTGGTTAGCGTATTCAGCAAACTTAACAAAATCCTCTTTGTTGAGTTGTTCGCCTTTTTCCATCTTGTCCCAAATCTCTACATACTCTTTTTTCCAAGTTGTTGGGCGTTTTACTTCTTCAGCCACAGCAGGAACTTGTCCCACGCTGTCAGGTTCTTCAACGGTATTGGTCTCGCTATCGACTTCTGTGCTGGCTTCCTTTGCTTTAAAGCGACCTTTTTCGTCACGGTTTTCTTCAACGGGACTTTCTTCGGCTTCGATTGGATCGTCATTTACTTCAATCTCCTTTTCAATAGGTGCTTCAAGTGTGCCTTCTTCAGCTTGCTCTAGTGCGGCTTCCAACATCTCTCTGCGGTCATCTGACATGGTTTTCCCTATTTATAGTTAAGTTTTGAATACGCTATTTCAGCAATCTGCCGTTTACGGGCTTCTTGGTCTTTACGGCTAAATTCATGGGTTTTCTGCTGTGTAGGCACATCGTTGCCAAGTTCCACGCAGTTGTTGCGCTTTAGGTTCTCACGGTGCTTAGAACGGCTAGATACCCATGTGCCGTCTGCCATAGAGATATGACCCTCAATATCGGGCATTACCATCGGGGCTTCCCGTGACTTCATAGCGACCTTATCTTGCCATGACGCTCTAGCAGCTTCCTCACCAATGGTCGGTATCCACCACTCTAAAAAGAATTCTTCATCCGTTTGCTTGGTTTCGATGTGATTTTGTTGGGAATATCCACAATTCGGGCAAATCATTACATTCTCCTTATGATGTCAGGTAATTGATCGTATTCATTGGGTCTAAGTACGCAAATACTGTCATACCAACGGCCATTTTTCCATCTCCAGCAGACAAACTCCTCTTTAGGTAGTAAAACCACGCACTTTACGCCTAATGCGCCCGCTAAATGCGCTGTGCCTGTGTCTACGGTGACAATTCCCTTCATTGCCTTCATGTGTTGGGCGGTTTTTAGCCAATCTTTTTTCCAACCATCGTTAGGAAGTGGGTGGAATGGCCCTTCAGTCTTAGGATTAAGGGAATAACAGTTATCGCCCACTAAATCAAGCATTTCTCGACTGTCTATTGACTTAATGTAGTACAGGCTTTTGTTGGATGCTTCCCAATTTACCCCAATTCTTGCAGGAATATTGCTAGGCGTGGCTTCTAAATAGCCTTCTGAACCCACTATCTTTTTTTTAGTAACTGGGAACAGGCTTTTAACATAAGGCATAGCGGTTGAAATGTAATATGGCAACGACATTGATCCAATCCAATAGTCGGCTTCTACCGCTTCCCCTACTTCGGTGGCATTGGTAATGAGATCAATACATTCCATCTGCCCAATCAGGTAATGAAGTGAGGATTCTTGTAAGACAATAAGTTTTTTTGCCCCCATAACCTTTAGGGCGGGTAGAAAACGATAAAACTGCAATACATCACCATAGCCTTGTTCCATCTGCACCACAATAGACTTGCCTAGTAGGGACTCGCCACGCCATACAGGGATTGTTAAAACAGGTTTGTAGGGCTGGGTTTGCTTGGCAATAATGTCAGGATGCCAACGATACTCAAATAACCGAAAGCCAGCCTCGTAGCGACCAGCGTGTAGGTGATCGTAAGCTAATTTATATTGTGCGTCTGCACTTATATCAGTAGTAATAATGCCGCCTCATCGTCAAGTTCCTCTTGGCGTTTGGCTTCCATCACCCTTAATTGCTCTTGAATGAGATATTGCTGGTGTCTGTAAGCTACTGCCTCAAGGATGTTATCCCGTTGTCTTTCAAGGTAGCTTATAGACCGCTGTAATTCTTGTGTATCGTCTGACGGTATATCAGCCTTAACCTCTTGTTTGGATTGTACTTTAGCTTTCTTAACTTTTGCAACAGGATCAATTAAATCTTTGAACGCTTGTTTTCTTGCATCGTTTGCGTCTTTAACTGCCTTCTCAAGTTTGCGCTGACGGTCAGCAATCTTTGCGGATAGTTTGCGTAATCTCTTTAAATCATCTTCTGTCCATGTCGCATCATCACCGCCTACTTGTCCTGTAGATGGGGGTGGTATGAATATTTGAAATGCGTTATTTTGAAACGCATTTGCCTGAAAAGCTGTTATCACTCTGTAATTGGTGCTATTTCAACAGGTGGTACATAGTTAGGGTCATATGCCCATTGGATTGCAGG